GGGTGCTGGCGAAAAGATCCCGGTCGACGTGCTGGGGACGACCATCGTCGAGGCGGGTGCCGCGATCGCGCTGGGCGCCACGATCGAGTCCACCTCGGTCGGCAAGGCCGTCACGTGGGCGACCTCGGGCGCCCGGCTCGCGATCGCGCTCGAGGCCGCCGGCGGCGACGGCGAGCTGATCGAGGTCCTGCTGATCCCGAACGCCGCGTAACGCGCGCATCTCTCTTACCGACTCAACGGAGACAGTCACATGAGCACGCAGATGACGCCGGGCGCGGCCCGGGTGGTCGACCCGATCCTCACCACCGCTGCCCAGGGATACAAGAACAATGAGTTCGTGGGCGATCTGCTGTTCCCGGTCGTGCCGGTCGATCAGCGTGGCGGCAAGATCATCACCTTCGGCCGCGAGGACTTCGAGCTGTACGGCACCGCACGCGCGCCTGGCGCCGCCACCAAGCGTGTGCAGTTCGGGTACGCCGGCGGCAACTACGCGCTCGAGGATCATTCGCTGGAGGGCGTAGCCCCGACCGAGAACATGCAGGAGGCCGCCGCGGTGCCGGGAATAGATCTGGGGCGTGTCACGGTGATGAAAACCCAGAACATCATCGCCCTGCGCAAGGAGAAGGCGCAGGCCGATCTCGCGACGACCGCGGCCAACTACGCGGTCGGGAACAAGGTGACGCTCGCTGGCGCGGCGCAGTGGAGCGACTACAGCGGCACCTCCGATCCCTCGGCGGACGTCGAGACCGCCAAGGAGGCGATCCGCGCCAAGGTCGGCCGGCGCCCGAACACCGCTGTGATCGGCCCGGCCGTCATGGCGAAGCTGCGTTACCACCCGAAGCTGCTCGACCGCATCCGCTACACGGGGCGAGACTCGATCACCGAGGAGATCCTCGCGGCCCTGTGGGGGCTCAAGCGCGTCGCGGTGGGCGATGCGGTCTACCTCACGAACGCCGGGGCGCAGGCCGACGTGTGGGGCAAGTTCGTTGTGCTGGGCTTCACCGAGCTGGGGTCGCTCGCCGACATGGGATTGCCCTCGTACGGCTACACCTACCAGCTGCGTGGGCACCCGTTCGTCGAAGTGCCCTACTACGATCGCAACCCGAAGAGCTGGATATACCCGGTCACCGACTCCCTGCAGCCGGTGATCGCGGCGGCCAACGCGGGGTACCTCATCAGCGCGGCCGTCGCGTAACTCACACCATACCTGCCCCGAGAAGCGACCCCCGGCGAGGACTTCGGTCCTCGCCGGGGCGGGATGGAGCCCCCATGTTCAAGTACCTTACGAAGGAACCGATCAAGCTGGGCGCCGAGGATCCAGTGGCGCCAGGCACGGAGATCGAGCTCGCGGACAAGATCGCGCGCCCGCTCATCGAGATCGGGCACATCGAACTCGCTGCGCCGGCCGGCAAGAAGAAGGGCGGCAAGTCTGAGTCGAACGAGACCGACGGGGCCGGCGACCAGACTGGCGACGGTACCAAGAAGCGGGGCGACGCCAAGCCGTGATGCGTGCGCTCGTTGCGATCGCCCTCACCCTACTCGCGCTCCTGCCGGCGATGACCTACGCCACCCAGCAGAACCTGATCGACCGCTTCGGCGAGCAGGAGATCGTCCAGCTCACCGATCGCGACGGGACCGGCGTGATCGACGCGGCCGTGGTCACCAAGGCGCTCGAGGATGCCGATGGCGAGATCAACGCTCGCATCGCGCTCAAGTACACGGTCCCGCTCACGCCGGTGCCGACGATCGTGGTGCGGCTCGCTGCCGACATCGCCCGCTACTTCCTCTACGAGGACCGGGTTACCGAGGCCGTGAAAGCCCGTTACGACGCTGTTATCAGGCTCCTGGAACAGGTGGGCGCTGGAAGGGCGTCGCTCGGTCCGGACGCCGTTGGCGCCGAGCCGTCCGTCGCTGGTGGGCCTGAAGCCGAAGCGCCCGAGCGCATCTTCACCCATGACTCGCTCGCCGACTTCGGCTGATGTCGAACGTAGCGCTGTTCGATCCGGAGGTCGTGATCGAACGCTTGGAGCAGCAGGTGACAGCGCTGCGACGGGTCACCGGCGCGGCGGATCTCGTTTCCGCGCGCGAGGACCTCAAGCAGGCGCCGAGCGCCTTCGTCGTGCCGCTGACGAGTGCGCCGGGGCGCAACAGCGCCGCGACGACGGTCGTGATGCAGCGGGTGACGGAAGGCTTCGGGGTCGTGCTCGCGGTGAAGAACCTGCGGGACACGACCGGGCGCGAGGCGCACAAGGAGCTGCGCGCGCTGCGCATCGCGGTGATCACGGCGCTCCTCGGCTGGACACCGGAACCGGAGCTATACGACCCGCTCGAGCTGGGGCCAGGGCGACTGCTCGTGGCGCAGGACCGCGAGCTGTGGTGGCAGGACGACTGGCGCACCGTCTGTTCGGTGCGCTCCACGTGAGGTAGTGCCATGAGCGAGAGCAAGCCAATCGACGAGTTCGCCGGCCAGGGCGGCAGCTACGCCGTCGACAAGCCGGGCGGTCGCCGTCGGCGCGTGCAGGGGACCGAGGAGAAAGGCTACGCGGTCGATCCTGTGACCGGGAAGCGGTGTGAGTTGACGTCGCCTGCGCCGGAAGCCGCCGCCGCTGCGATCAAGGGAGGTGGCTGATGCCGATGCTGGTACGTAAGCGTTCGATCCTCGCGAAGATCGAGGCGACCTACGGCGTCGATCCGACGCCCACCGGCGCCGCGAACTCGATCCTGGTGCGCGACCTGCGCATCACTCCGCAGAATTCGGAGTTCGTCCCACGCAACGTCGTGCGCGCCTTCCTGGGCAACTCGGAGAACCTGCCGGTCTCGATCCACCTGATGGTGGAGTTCGAGGTCGAGATGGCAGGCGCCGGCGCCGCGGGCACCGTGCCCAAGTACGGCGTGCTCCTGCGCGGCTGCGGCATGAGCGAGACGGTGAACGCCGGCACCAACGTGATTTACGCGCCGGTGTCGACCGGCTTCGAGTCCGTCACGATCTACTGCAACTACGACGGCGTGCTCCACGAGGGCAACGGCTGCCGCGGATCGGTCTCCCTCGCGCTCTCGCGCGGCGGGATCCCGGTTTATCGCTTCCGCTTCCTGGGGCTTTTCGTGCCGGTGGTCGATGCGGCGCTGCCGACGCAGGACTTCTCGTCGTTCGTGAAGCCGATCGCGGTCAACAACGTGAACACGGTCGCGATCTCCGTGCACGGGCTCGCCACGGCCGTGATGCAGGAACTCACGCTCGATTCGGGCGGCGCACCGCGCTTCCGCTCGCTGCCTGGCGGGACGGAGAGCGTGCCCTACACCGACCGGCAGCCCTCGGGATCGATCACGCTTGAGGCGGTGACGGTCGCCACCAAGGACTGGTGGACGATCGCGAAGAACGCGACGCTGGGCGCGATCTCGGTGACCCAGGGCATCGTGGCCGGCAACAAGGTGAAGATCGACATTCCCAGCGCGCAGCTCATGAACCCGCAGTACGTCGATGACGCCGACGGGATCCAGATGCTCCAGATGGGTGTTATCCCCGTGCCCGGCGCGTCGGGGAACGACGAGTTCACGATCACGGTGCTGTAGGAGCCTGCCGCACATACAAGGCGCGGGCCGGCGCCATTCGAGCAAAGCGGCGTTTGGCGGGCTCAACGAGTCCGCTTTCTTTTTTCGAAGGAGCGACAGTGTTCAGGATCGCGAAGAAACGCATCACGCGCTGGCCGGTGCAGATCTCGGCGCCGAGCGACGACGGAAAGGTCCACCGTCACGAGGCCCTGATCGATCTCGAGGTGCTCACGCAATCGGAGCACGACGCGATCTATGCGGGCGGCGGCACCGATTTCGACCTGCTCAACCGCGTCGTGCTGGGCTGGCCGGAGGGGCAGTTTCAGGACGAGAACGGGAACGCCATGTCGTTCAACTCGGAGAACGTCTCGCGCCTGCTCGACATCCCGTACGTGCGCAATGCCTTCGTTGCCGCCTACCTTGCCGCCTTCAACGGCCGTGAGCCCGCAAGAAAAAACTGATGGATGCCGCCCGCCACTGGGCGCGGGCGGTCACGCGCAAGGTGGCGACGGTCGACGAAGCCGCCGAGGACCTCCGTCGCTTCGGGTGGAGCGATGAGCAGATCGCCGAAGCGCTGCGCGACCAGGGCCCCGAGGATGCGGACGCGTTTGACCTGTGGCCGGGCAACGAGCGAGCGCTCGAACTCTTTCTCGCGTGCCGACGGCAGTGGCAGGTCGGCCCCCTGGGCGGCGTGCTGGGCCTGCGCGCCGAGGGCGTCGAGTCGGTGCTGCGGATGAAGCGCACCCCTGCGGCCGAGCGCAGCGAACTCTTTGAAGACCTCCAGCGCATGGCGGAGGCCGCGCTGCCGCTGCTGAACCGCAAGGACAAGGACCGCTGACGTGAGCGACGTCGTCACCCTCGGCATCCGGCTCGTCATCGACGGCAAGGAAGTCGCCGGCGAGATCCGCGGCCAAGCGGCGGAGCTGCAAAAGCTCGGCCAGGCGGCGAGCCAGGCCAACACCCAGGCGAAGTCCTCAGGCGACCAGTACGTCGCGTCGCTCAAGCGCCAGGCCGACACGCTTGGCATGACCAAGACCCAGACGATGGCCTACGAGGCCTCGCAGCACCAGCTCACGCAGGCGCAGCGTGACACGGTCGCTCAGGGCATCAAGGCGATCGAGATGCACGAGCGGCACGAGCGCGT